CGCCGGTATAAAGCCTAACCTGTGGACTGAGTTCGCTTCATCCTCTGTCATTTTTTCTGCGGTTTTTGTTCCATCTGGCGCTGTTTCTGCATTACTTGTGACAGTAACTGCGGTTTTTGTCCATGCCGCATTATCAAACTGTTCGCTATATGTCACTAAATTAGTGACACTACCAACATGATCATTCGTCAAACGCTTTTGGAATCTACCAAGTGGGCCGCGATATTCTTCGATATAGCTCGCACTTGATAAGCGGCTGTATGTTACTGAGTCGGGCAAGCCAATGTCACTGTTAAAATTAAACAATGTTTTAAGTGTGCGATTAATTCCCGCATTGGCGACCTCGGTTAAATTTGTAGGATTACCGGCCATGTTATTTCCTATTTCTGTTAAATTGCTTGGGGCAATCGGCGCGTTGCCAATTCTTACCGCATCGCTTGTTTTTATATAAGGCGCTAATGCACCCTCATTTGTTTGCCCACCCCATGCGTAGTAGGTGCCACTTGTTACCACGCTTAACCACATTTGTATATTAGTATTTCCGGTATTATTCTGCGCATTACTAACTGAAATTCTATACCATCCATTATTTAATTTTTGGACGCTTACTGAGTCGGTATTTATAAGCGTGAATTTTTCTGTGGTAAAATCAAAATCAGATGATCTATCTTGAGTTGTGCCGCCAGTAATCATAATCCAATTCACTTTAATTTTATCGGCATCAATATTTTTTACAAAGATGCTATTTGTGTGAACTGTGCCAGTATCAACGGTGGCGACTACTTGCGACACCCTATTTACTGTGCCAACATTATTTGTAATTAAGTCTGCCGTCAGTGTACCGTCTGGCGCTGTTGTTTGATTCGCTGTTACTGTTGCCGTTCCTGCCTTGCCCCAAATAGCATTATCTAGCGACTCTGAAAATCTAAACCTATTTTCTAAAACACCACTTACAACACTAGGCGCCCCGGGTTCGCTGACGGCGATCTCGGTTGTGTTTAACGGATTGCCTGGTGTTACTTCGGCCGTCTCTGATAAGTTCGTCGGCGCTGTTACCACCCCGCCGGCGATCTCGGTTGTGTTTAACGGATTGCCTGGCGTTACTTCGGCGACCTCTGTCGTATTTGTGGGATTGCCGACCGAGCTATCGGCCGTCTCTGTTAGATTAGTTGGTGCGCCGGGTTTTACTTCCGGGATCTCTGTAATAGCCATGTTTAGCCTCTTAAATTAATTTCGACGTTGTCGCCGGCTTGCTCGTTTATTAACTCTAACAAATTTCTCGTTTGTTTCGTAGACATATTACTGTCGCCGAGAAAATCCACATTAAATATTCTAGTTGGTCCGGCATTACCGCCGCCGCCTGAACTGGCACCGCCACCACCGCCACCTGCCGCCGCCGCTGATGGTACCGAACCACCACCGCCACCGCCTGAACCTTTACCGCCTGACTTTATAGCCGCGATCATCGACCCGGTTTTAGCTATCGATGCCGCTGTATAAGCCGCCGCGACTACTGGCGCGAATGGCCCACCTGTTGCCATACCTGCAGACCATGCCGCGACTGCCGCCTCTTTGCCTTTAATTACCGCGTTAACGATTGCGACACCTTCCATTAATTTTTGGACTTTTTTACTACCGGCCGCGAGTAATTTAAACCCGTCTTGCACGTTGCTTAATACGATATTGCGCTCGGTTTCTGCCGCGTTACGTTTTAGGTTGGCCATTTTGTCGCTATGATCTTGCTCGGATATTTCGCCGGCCGCGTATTGTTGCGCTAACATTTCTTGCTCGCGCATATTAGCCGCTAATTGTGCCTCTTCCATCGAGGCGTTACGTAACCCTAGCGCCTCGAGTAAACCGATCGTTTCTTGTTGATACTGAGCGACCGGATCCAGTTTGTCGCCTTGTTGGTCCTCTTCGTCGCGACTTGTCGCCCGTCTCAATTCCTCGCCTAACGCGGTCGCCTCGGTTTTAGTTTCGAGCATTTTTTGTTTTAACTCTTCGAGAGCCTCTCGCGCTTGCTCGGTCGACAATTCATTATTGCTGATCTGGTTTATTAGATCCATATAATCGGCTTGTAGACCTTGCATTGTTCCACGGTTTTGAGCCAATGCTGTTTGTATCTGAGCAAATGATCCGGTAGCGATCCCGGCGATCGCGTCGGCCTTTTGGCGTTCGATTTGTTTTTCTTGTTCTGCGTAATCGTTACGCGATATTAATCCGGCGTCTAATTGCGATTTTAAGCTGTTCAATTCAGCATCGTACGCGCTTACCTGTATTGCCTGTAATTCGGCCGTACGTTTCGTTAGCTCGGCTTTAACAGCGTCTGTTTCGGCTTTCATAATGTCGGCAAGTGTGAGCGTCGGCTTGTCCTCTTCGACTTCACCGCCGGTACCTGTCCCGGTACCCTTGTTGTTTAATTTGTCTCGCTCGGCCGCCGCCGCTTTTTGTTTGGCTCTAAAGTCGGCGAAATACTTCTCTACTGCGTCGGTCGGTAGTGTTACCGATACCGCTTTAATAAATTCTGCTCGCGCGTCGGCCGCTGACTTTTTAGCGTCGGCCGCTATTTCGTCGAACATATTAACGTCGACTTGTACGTCTTTTAAACCGTCGAATATTTTATCAATTTCACCGGCCGCCTCTGAGGCGAGCGGTCGGATCAGATCTGCAAGTTTCTTGAGCAAAGACCTCACAATACCAAGGATCTTGTTTGCGATCTCGGCCATTGCTTTGGCGAACGGTTGTAAATACTCGGTTACGTCTGCGAAAAACTCTGCAAAGTCCATTTTGGTTTTAGCGATGATCATCTGCCACCCGACGATCGCGTTACCAATGTAAGCGATCCCGGTTGCTATTGTTTCGATCCCGTCGATCAATTCGTCCGGGTTTAAACTCTCACCGCCGAACGCTTTTTGTAGATCCTCGGCAACCTGAGTTATTAAAGGCGATAACCCGGCCACTGCCTTGTTAATCTCACTGTCGATAATCTTACCGATTCGACCCATAGCCGCCTGAGCCTCGAGCGCTTTATCGACTTCAATTTGTGAGAGTCCAATACCGAGCGCCTCGGCCTGTTGTGCCATTTCGCCGAGTGCTTTACCGTTGTTAGTAAATAGCGGTAACAATCGCGTCGCGTCGCTCGCCATAGCCTCGAGGTAAAAAGTCATTTCTTGCTGTGAGACGTTCGCGTCCTCGAGCGTTTTAATATACAGCCCGAGCGATTCTTGAGAGTTTAGTTTTTTGAATTGGTCGGCTGTTACGCCAACTTTGGGCGCGACTTTCTCGAAAAAATCGGCCATAGGCCCGGCACCGGTGGCGACAAAATCCCCGACCCGGTCGTTAATATCTTTTAGAATATCGCCGTATTTTTCCTGAGAGATCCCGAACTGCTCGGCCGCAAAAGCGCCCCGCTGTAATTCGGTCACACTTAACCCGGCCGCGTTGGCAAGGTTTCTTAATTCTCTGATGTTTGTTAGGGCCGCTTTAGTGATCGCCGCCCCGGCCACTGCTGATGCTGTCGCCGCCGCTGATCCCCACAACGCAAGGTTGTTCGCTACGCCTCGGATCTGAGTGCCTAGTTTTTTAAGATCGGCACCCATGTCTCGCGTGCCGTCTTGGACTCGTTTGGTACCGCGATCGAACGATGCGGTATCACTGGATATTTTGACGCTTATTTCGCCGACTTCACTCATAACATTTTCAACCCTTTAGCTCGTAACTGTGCCGCCCGGGTTTCTAAATGCTCGCGCTGATCGGCGCTTAGTTTGCCGGGTTCGTCTTTGACTCTTTCCTCGAACGTATCAAGAAATAAGCCGACTTCGTTCGGCGATAACTGCCAAAATTCGGACGGCCTTACTTTTTCCGTTCTTACGACGAGTAACTCGTACCATAAACCGACTACGCCTTTTTGCGGGATCTGGACGTTTTGGGTTTCGTTATCGCTGTCGCTACCGGCTTTTTTTTAGAACCTTGAGGCTGATACGCGAGTAATAGTTTACCCACAATAGCGATGTAACTCTCTTGGTTGCTTTCGCTGAACATCATTTCGTCGTAAATTTGATCGGGATCGGGTTTAAAACCGGCCTCTTTCAAATTGTAATAAACGAATTTTGCCATTGCTAATAGATCTAACTCTGGTTCGGCTTTTGACATATCGCCGGCGAGTTTTTCCCAATTAACAATACGGCGAACGCGATCCATTAAATCCAATGTGATTTTTAGATCTCGGACCTCGTCGCCAATTTGTAGCTCAATTACTGATCTCACTGAGTTACTAAACATTTGATTAGGTTCCTGCAGTAAACGCAATTACACCCGACGATAATAACGTCCCGTTAAACTCGACTCGCTCGTTAGCGTCGCCGCTAAACGACAATTCGCTGAGTAACGCGTCAAACGTTAAGTTAGACTCTGTTGTTACGCCGTCGCCTAGATCCACATCACAAGCGACCATCTGAGTAGTCTCGAATAATGTATCTAACAAAGCGTAATCTTTAACCGGGCCGGATACACTTAGATCAAGCGATTTTAAACCGCCTTTTGCTAATAGCTCACGGTACCCGCTCGATTGATCGTCGGTTACGTCGATCGCCGTATTGGATAAACTAAAATCTTTAGTAATTACACCGATCAGCGTTTGACCGCCGATTGTCATTGTAATGTCTCGGCCTAATAGCCCTTTACCTGCGCTCATATCCTACCCCTTAAAGTGGTTCGTAATAAAAAATATATTCTTGTACACTGTACCGAGTTAAATTATCAGAGTCGACAAAAAATTGTCTAAACTGTTCTTTAAATGTACCTACTTCGAAACTGGCTGTATTCGCCATTTCCCAATTATTCAGCGCCGCCGTAATTTCATCGGCTAAAACCATTAGCTCATTGAACCCACGATAACGAGAATATCCCGTGACTCTTAGTATAACACTATTTCCGGTCTCGGTATCTGTATCATCATTCCTAGTCTGAACTATACGCATAACGGCGTACGGGTACGCGTCGGTACCTTGTGAAACGTGATCGTAAACTTCAACTGATAGCTGAGCCGTTAATCTGGTAAATAATGCCGTTATGATCTCATTCACTGCCTGTTTACCTTTTTAAATTCGTTCTCAATATTGCTTTTTAGCTCGCCTTTTTTCTTGTCCATTGCCGGGCGCAAAAACGGGCGGTCTTTGATTAGCTCTAATATGGCACCATACACAAGATCAGTAAAGACAAAAGCGACTTGAGATAGTCGTACATGAGCGATCGCAATCGATCCGACTAGTCGACCCTTGTCTGTGTTTGGCGCGTCGCCTCGTCTACTAGCGATATGATACCGGCCGTTTTTACGCTCGTATCGTTCGCCTGGCGATTGTTTGTTAATGCTGAGTATCGCCTCTCGTTGGATCTCGCTCGCCGTTGCCACGACGCCACGGTCGGCCGCTTGCTTATAGAGTTTCGAACGTTTATCGACACCTTTTAAGACGTCGTTAATTCCTGTAACGCGTACGCTCGCCATTATGTAGCGTCGCTCTCGTCGGCCACAATATCAATCCACACGTCTACTTCTTGCACTGATATTATAGATCGTATGTTGTAATACTTGCCATTAAATAAAACCCTCATTTCGTTTGTAATACCTGATATATATTTAAAACTAAACGTGGTCGGGTAAT